AACGTTTGCCTTGCTACTTTGATTTGACTGAATATTCGGTTTAATGTAGAATTATGACTTAGCAATTAGGAGCGGTTATGGACATAGAAGTTAAAGTTTTGGATCAATACACTCGTGTAATGTTCACAGCTAAACTCAGCGACAGTTGGGTCCATATCCTCACTATGCGGGATCAAGTTAAGCCCCACATTAAGAAAGTTACCCCAGTAAAGCCTGGCACTGGCAACGGTGGCGACAATAACGAGTACGACGTGGTGTACGACGGCTACTTTGTTGCTTGGGAACACTTTGCAGCAATTGGCAACGAAGCAAATTGATTTGACCATTAAATGGTTTTATTGTACAATAGTGGCTTAGTAAGTAGTTAACGGAGTTGAAAATGTTTGTACTGTTCCATGTAGAGTCCACCAAGATTGTCCGTATCCTGCGCAGCGGTTACTGGCAAGATGCCAAGTTTGCAACTGAAGGCGCTGCTAAGGCTTGTGCTACTCGCCTCTCCAAAGCTGGCAAGCTGGAACTGAACAACCACGCAGTTATGGAAGAATGCGAATTTGCTCGCATTGAAAAGAAAGAAACTGTTATCAACTTGATGAGCGGCAAGCCTGTAGTGCAAAGCGTGAACACTCCGCTGTGCTGCGATGTGTCCTCTGAAACTTACTGGAGCATGTAATGCGATCCCCAAAATATAGCGGCCACAAACAAAACGGTGGCTCTGGCGTTTCCAAACATGGCAAGTCCTGGCTGACCCGGGACGAGCTGAACCACATCAAGTGGTACGCAGAAGTGATGAACAGCAAAAAGAACCGCGGCGATCGCAGCCCGGTTAACATGGACTAAAAATGATTTTACATTGGCCTCAAATTACACTGATCGTCATCAACGCCATTGGGCTCGGCATTCACTTGGCACGTAACGGACAATCGCGCGATGAGAGTTACAGTTTCGGATGGCAGCTTAGTGCAGCCGTATTAGATTTTTGGCTGCTTTATGAAGGCGGCTTTTTTGGAGCAGTGTAATGGCAAAGTATTGGTTGGGCTCGCTTGGTGAGAAAGACGATTTTGACATGCCTTACAAGGATGTGATGATCGACGGCGCAACCCGCATGGGCCCGTGGGCTAACATGACGGAAGAATCCTTTAAGGTGTACGGCACCGGCAAGCTGGGCCTTGGCTTCGGACAGAAGTACGTCAAGCAAGAAAACGGTAAGTGGCTGAAAGTGGAAGGCTAACATGGCACGAATTGAAAATTACGGCTCCAATGTCCGTGTGCGCTATGAAGGCAATCCTATGGACAATGCTTACGACGTCTTTGTTGACCAACTTGGCGACGACGGTGTGTGGGTTTTTGCAGTGCTCCGTTATAACAGCATGTCTGACGACTATGCTTACACTAACGCAAAGCAGGCAGCTAAAGGGCTGCAAAGCCGTTTGATGGGAGTGACCAAATAATGCAAGTTTATGAAATGCTGTCTGAACAGCAAGCCCGCAAAGTGGGCGAACAGATTATCGAAATGCTGTGCTTGACAAAGAACAAAGATGGGCGTTATAATACGTCTTGGGGCAGTAAGACTGTCGTAGGCTTGGGCCGTTGCGCTCAACGCATTGTGGTAGAGACCACTAAACTCAAGGAATAATATGGCAACCCGTACATCAGCTGGTATCAAAATCAAAGTCAAAGCGTTTAAAGTACGCAATCCCATCTTCGCGGATGAAAAGTATACTGGCGGCGAGCCAGACTGGTCTGCGGACGCAGCAACCTGGGACGACGATGTTTTTGATCACCAGTTGCGTCAAAGTTTTTACTACTACAATTACTACTACAACCAAAAGGACTGCAAAAAGTTCGTTGGTGAGTGGATGGTAGCATCTGGCAACTTTACCAAAGTTGACCTCAAAGCATTTTTGCGCACCCCTGACCGTTCCATTCCCATGACAGTGTGCGGATTGGTAATGGCTCACAAAGCGGGTATGCCATTCCGTGGCCGCCACGTTGAGTTTATGACTGACTGCATCCAGAAAGCTATTGATGAGCTGGAACCAGAAGTCGTTGCAGTTGTTACTGGTAAGGTAGAAGCAGCAAAACCCACTATCCAAGACCGTCTCAACGAAAAAACAGCAGAGGTGATTGGTGAGCTGGAAGGTTTGTTTGACGAAGTGTGCTTGAAAAACAAAGTGAGCACCAAAATCTACGAATTCCTGACAAAGAACAATGTGCCACAGTCCCAACTTGGCAAGTACGAGGCTCTGTACACTGCTCGCAAGGCAGAACTGGTGGAAGCGCAAGCTAAAACGGACAAGCAATTGACTGAAGGCTATTCGCATTTGAAGCCAGCAGACTTTAAGCGCATTTTAGGCTTCATTGAAGAAATCCTGGAAGCGGTTGAGCAATACCGTGGTGTGAAGAAGGCCACTAAGGCAGCACGTAAGCCCAAGGTTGTTTCCAAAGAGAAGCAAGTGGCTAAAGTGAAGTACATGAAGGAAGATAAAGCATTGAAGCTTGTCAGTATTCCTCCTTCGCTGGTTGTGGGTGCAAAGGAACTGTGGGTGTTCAACACGAAAACCCGCAAGTTGGGATGCTACCTTGCAGACAGCCTACAAGGGCCGCTTGGTATCAAAGGTACAAGCATTACAGGCTACGACGAAGCAAAGAGCGTGGCAAAGACACTGCGCAAGCCAGCTGATCAACTCAAGGAGTTTGGTAAAGCGGGTAAGGTTGCGTTGCGCACGTTCCTGAAAGACATCCGAGCAACGGAGATCCTGCTTAACGGACGGTTAAGCGCAGACATTTTGCTGCTTAAGGTGCAGTAATGAGTTGGATGATACGGGATTCTCGTACTAATTTGTTTAGTAACGGGATCATCCAGACAAGTTATCAAGGTGGATGCTACGTAGGATGGCATAGGCGGGGGAAAGTGTGGACTGTTGAGCAATTACTTAAAGATCACATTTTGAAATACGCCCAAAAATCCGTTGATGGGCAATGCCCTGATACTTGGGAAGTCCTTGAGGTGGTGGAAACTGCAAAACCAATTAACGAATGGATTGATGCAGATATGGTGTTTAAACTTTTACTGAAAGCGAAGAAATAATGTTACGAGATCGACGAGTGTTGATGGAAAAAGAGATGCAAGAGCAGAAGCGAGCTTGCGGTGAGCTCTACAAAAAGATTGTGTTTGGCACTGCTGACATGATTGAAACTAAGATGTATGACAGCATGAAGCTCAAGCTAACTGACATGACAATGGAACTTGCAATTGTGGATCAAATGATTTTGGACGGACACGAATGAAAATCAAACTCACCTTCAAAAGCCCTGATGCCGTCGACGATGCAATGACTGATGCAGGCATTAGTCGGCGTGAGAATCCAGACGAGTACGATGCATTGTACGGGGAACTGGCTGAGTGGATACGCTATGGTGAGTACCTCGGTGTAGAATACGATACCGAAACAAAGCAGATGGTTGTACTGAAAAACGACTAACTCAGTATAACGCAAACAGTCCTAGAAAGTGCTAAATACACTAACTAGGACTTTTTCATGGCTACCAAAGACCCCTTATTTGACTCAAATAACAACATAACCACAGACAGTCTGTATGACATGAATACAGGCACGGGTGCGGGACATATTGCTAACGATGAGTTTGATCCAAAATACGAATCGCACGATGCTAAACGTGCTGAGATAGCAGATTACATCCGTATGCGTTTAGCAGACGGCATTGTTGACGTTGAACTTGAGAACGAGCACTACGAGCTGGCTATTAAGCAGGCACTCATGAAGTACCGCCAGCGTTCAAGCAATGCTGTAGAGGAAAGCTATGTGTCCATGAAGCTTCTCCCTGAAACACAAGAATACATCCTGCCTAAAGAGATTATGGAAGTGCGCACCATTTACCGCCGCGGTATTGGAAGTGTGACAGGTACAACATCGTCACAGTTTGAACCGTTTGCATCGGGTTACTTGAATACATACATGCTAGTTGCCGGTCGTGTTGGTGGTCTTGTAAATTACGAGTTATTTGCACAGTATCAGAAGCTTGCGATGAAAATGTTTGGTGGCTTTATGAACTTCTCATGGAACAAGAGCTCCAAGAAGCTTATCATTGAACGAAAGATGCCATTCCAAGGCACAGGACAGAGCACAGTGGATCACGCAGAGACCGTTCTGTTATGGTGCTACAATTACAAACCAGATTGGATGCTACTAAATGACTACCAAGTTTATCCGTGGCTGCAAGAGTATGCTTATGCGTTTGCTAAACGATTGCTAGGTGAAGCAAGATCTAAATATTCCACTATTGCAGGACCAAATGGCGGTGTTCAACTTAATGGTGTGGCATTGATTGCAGAAGCCAAAGAAGAAATCGAAACCTTGGAAGAAGAAATCAAACGCTTTATGGATGGCGGTACGCCAATGACTTGGATCACAGGCTAATGCGCCAACGAACCTTTTGGTTTGGGTTATCCATGTTTATAGGTTACGGTTATTTTGTGCTGGCTTTAACGTACTGCCTAATGATAGCGATTGTAAAACCCACTAAATGGTGGGAAAAATTAGTAGGCCTTGTCATTCTTTGTATAATTGTGTTAT